ACTGCGCCTTCTTGAGGTCTTCTAACGGCTTACCCTTACGCTCGTACCTCCAAAGGTATTTCAGACATGCACCTTTACAGTACCCTTGGAATGCTTCGGCAGTCATGCTTGCTTCTATACCCTCAATGCATTCGATGTTGCCATAGGTGTAGTGACTTGGGCTGTTAACATTGTCTTCCATGCTGCCCTTGAGTGAACTCCACGCTTCTAACCCTGTCTTCTCTATAGCAGGGGCGGCTTCTCGTAATCTATCCCAGTCTTGCGGTGTTGCATCGTTAATACTCATAATTAATGTACTCCAAGGATTAGTTCAATATCATTCATGTTATCTTCATTAATTACGCACGCAATTCCGTACGCTTCGCTTATCTCTCTGAGATTTTTTTCCTGTAAAGCTGTTGGCATGTTCTTGCCCGCCTTACATTCAATACCAAAGAACTTACCTTTGTAACAACCTACTATGTCAGGTACTCCGCTCTTACCGTATCCCCCAGTAGCGGGAAAAAAGTAATAACATCCCAACGCTTTCAGTTGCTCAACTATTTTCTTCTTTACTTTTCCTTCGGGTGTCATAGCCATCGATACCAGTCCCCTATTTGTAAACCCAGAATGTATGCTCGTCGATACGCCTCCCAACACCCTCTACAGGTTCAGTGGGAGGTGTTGGGTCACATAGCATAAGAACCGAAAGTCTCTCTATAAGCCATTTCGGAACAGCCTCATTACGAAGATCATATAACCCCTCACATTCCGAGTCAACACAATTCATGCCTAAACACGTTACCTCGATACTATCCTTATACCCCAGCGTAGATACGCGGTAACAGTTAGTCATCTCCATCGGATTGTCCATTATAATACCTGCGCTACATAGAACACAGCCTCGCTATATCTGTATCCAACTTGCGGTACGTACTCGCCCACTTCACATATAGACAAAGTAGACAACTTACCCATTACTCCCTCCGGTAAGTCATCATAGTAAGTAGCAGATTCCAGCCCCACATTCCTAGCCATCAACCCCATATTCTCCAACGGGCATATGTCGAACGCTTGCTTATCCATACGCTCGTACACACGTACCGCATACATGGGTAGACTCTTGTCACTGTCTGCCTGATCCTTTACTGTCCTAGCCTCACGTAAAGTAGTTAGGTTGTTCGGTACGTCCAAGTCTACGAACTTGTGCCCAGAATCCAGCAGCATGTACATCTCATTAAGCAGAGGGTCGCATGTACTACCCTTTGAAGAGTTCCAGTCAGTACCGAATAGATTTTCCCAGTTACGGCTAAAATCAGATATCGCCCTCCTGTATGTCCTAGCCATAGCCTCTTCGCAATCCCCATAGGTAGCCTTGACTAGCTCCGAATGAGTGAATCTACGTAGGTACTTCTTAGCGTTCTTGATAGCGGTACCTTGTACAGCGGTGACCTTAGTACGAAACTCGTCAGAGTAATTACTGTACTTGTTATTGGTCACGTCCCTGCTACTCACCGTGTACACTAACTTCTCCCTTGCGTGACAGAAGTCCACATCTATATATCCCATCACGAGTTCATCTTCGGGCATGTAAACGTAGTACACCGCGTGTCGAGACTCACTGTCACTAGGGCGTATCTCACACCCCCTAAAGGCTTTCTTGATCTCAGCTATAAACCACGCCAACTCAAGGCGGTTTGTCGCATTACCTACAGGTGACTCCAGTGGAATCTCCTGCGCATTAGCAACCGAACATATTTTGAACCTTCCTGCTTCGTTGTATGCAAATATAGCCATGTTATTTCCCCCCTCTGAATTCTTCAAATGAGTCAGTGAACGTACCCTTATGATTTACCCACGCATTGAACTTGGCGCGGAACTTCTTAGGGTCACTTGTTAGGCTGACGTTACTATTTATATTAAAGGGGCTTATCCAGTACCTATAGTTGTTACCCATGCTATCTGCTAGTTCACACAGGAATGCGTGTACCATAGTGGTACGTTGTTCGTGTTGCTCTTCTACTAACATGTCTCTGAACGTGCCCCCACCCATGCTACCAGCCGCCATCCTAGCCTCGCGGTTAGACTCGTAGTTCATAGTCCCCTCAAGTATGGGGGTCATAGTCCATGCCCAGTGTAGGTATTCATCTATAGCTTTCTTGTACGGTGCCTTGGCTTCCTTGTTAACACGTACACGTGTGACAGGTATAGGGTGTTCATCACTGGACAGTGTCCAAGGTGCGTAATGTCTGTGCCCCGCTACAGAACTGTTAGTCCTTCCTGCGGTAAACACTACAGGCTTGCGCTCATCCTTGGGTAGAAAGTAGCGGTTGCTATCAGGTCTACACAGTATGTACTGCTTGCCGTTGTCTACTATGAACCGCGTACCCATAGGCATACACCGCCCAAGGAACGTGTACCTACCATTGTGCGCGTAGTCACCTGTCTCGTTGCGGAATTGCACCGTGTCAGTACCATCGGCATTGCGAACCCAGACCACTGCGGCAGTGTGCGACTGTTCATGCTCCCCGCGATCTGATAACACGTACTGGTGTGGTGATAACTTGATGATACATTCCCACTTACGTCTGCGATCACCGAGAGGCACTATGCTAGTACCCCTGATTGGTTTGGTGTTGTTATACAAATGTTCCACGTGAGTGAAACTGTCTAGCCCATAATAATACATAGCCATAATATTTCTCCGAGTTGATTAGGTAATTACCTAATGATTAGTTAGCATATACCTTGCATAAAGCAGTCTGTGTATGCCATATCGTTTACCACCGCGTACACTACTAGTATTACTACCCCCGCTAGTATGTACATGATGTCCCCTTTCTTATTGTTATCCATACATTACCCCTGTTGTATGCGTTGCCACGCACGTTGTACTGTTCCCACGTCATTGCGATCATACTCACTATCCGTCGGTGTGTCCCTCACATGGTCGTAGTAGAACTCCAGTGCCTCCTCGACAGTGTTGATAGCCTCCGCCCACTCCATACGTAGCTCTTCTGCGGTAGATAGGTGCGCCCTACCTATGTCATGCCCGTACTTATTATCTTCACTCATCCTACTATCCTCTTGTTTATCCACTCGCCTGATAACTTCTCACCGAGTGTCTCGAACCTAGACTTATCTGCGGGGTCACGGGGGGTACGTTTGGTGTCGCCACCCCCGAACCTAGTGTCTTTGTTTATTGGTAACAAGTGTGAGTTGTTTACCTCGAATGTCCTATGTAGCCTAGTAGCCATAGCGTGCGGAGATATATTGGCCGCGTTTGCATAGTCCCTAGCAGAATACAAATGCCCTGTTATTAACCTAGAGTGTGATCCCACAAACTTTATAAGTCTTGCCGCCATTACATATCCCTCGACTTGATGTGTACTGCCTTACCCACATCGGGTAATGCGCTTTTGTTATCTAACACTGTCCATAGTACCGGACAATCCCACGAACCCCAACCGTTGTACAAATAGCCATCGGTCAGAACGATACATGCCTGTGGCTTGATACCAGCGCCCTGCATATACTCGGTAACGCATGTCACGTCTGTACCGCCACCGCCTATAGGCTTGGTGGATGTAGTCAGGTTGTCTAGTTCGTGCATGTTGTATTCCTCGTCACCAACAACACTGCTGCCCCAGTACAGTATCCGTACCTTGTCAGGTTTTACTGTGTCACATACACCCTTGACCTCAGACAGAAACGATGTCAACGCGGCCTGACCAATAGAGCCTGACGTATCAATAGCGATCACTAACTCACCTACCTGCTCACTGATACCGCTAGGCATGATGATACCCTGACTCATCAACCTGCGATTGGGTCGGGCGTATGTAGAGTAGTCGTTACCTGCGCACGTTGTCTGTATAAACTCACGCAACACCTCACGCCAATCAACCTGTGGCTGTAATAACTCATCGAGATCGCGACTGCCCCCCAGCTTACCTGCGGCCATAGCACCCTGACGGATAGCCTCGTCAATGTCACGCGCCAACTCACGTTGCTCCTCATCGGATAGTTCCTGCGCCCCATCCCAATCATGCTCATCGAATCCTGCGCTACCACCGTCCGGGGAGCTGGAAGGTTCACCCTCACCCTCTGACTCGTTATCCTGTGGGTCATCACCGTCATCCTCATCAGCAATCCTTCGCATGTCCTCGTTGAGATCACGCTCATCCTTGAGTATGTTGAACACCTGTGCGCTGTCCATACCACGGAACCGCTCATCTACTAGCCCACCTTCGGGTAGCTTGGCGAACCCATCTTGCCTGTTGTCATCGACGATCTTGATGTTGATAACGTAGTCACACGCGCAGTTAGCTAGGTGTGGGTCAATGTCATACATCCATCGCCATGTAGTGAGGTGGCGGTATAGCTTGTGCCCCTCGTCCTCGTGCAGTACTAGCCCACGCAATTCGGCATCGGTAAGTCCGTCAACGAATGCACGCCCGTACTTGACATCACGTCCGTTGGTACACGCTGTCGGTAC